ATTAAAATTTTCTATGTAATTAGCTCTACGAAATAATTCTAATACAGAGTCTGCAATTTGCATATCTCTTTTCTTTGGAAAATGGTTTTCTAAATGTTTATCCCAATATTGTAACATTCTAATATTAAAAGTTCTATGTTCATCATTTCTTTCCTCCTCTCTAAAATTATTTTCAGTATCAAATGATTCTGGTAATCCTGACATCACATCGGTATCTTTGTATCTTTTATAATTTGCATTATTATTTAAAATAAGATAGTTTCTAGCAACAATTGTAAAGTAAGAGAATGCTTTACCTTTTCCGGCTTTGTACATATGAATTTTTTCAATCATAAATGCAACAACCTCTGCCATTACATCTTTTGGGTCATCATCAAAGTAAGTAAATTTCCATTTATTATAAACTATCTCTGCCAATTTATCAAATGCCGCTGCAATTCTTTCTCTATATAATTTATCTTTAATATATTGGTCACTGGTTAGATTATACTCAATGATTGCATCTTCGGTATCTTTTGGAAAATATTGTCTATTCGGGCCTCTCTTCTTTCTAATTGGCATCTTTTTGTTGTTTGAATTTTTCTATTGTTTCTTTGATTTGATAAAATATAGAACCAACTTCATCATCTTTCTCAAACATTTCACGACTATCGATTAGTCTTAATGCCTCCAGTAATGATTCGTTTCTTTCAATTTCGGTTTGTATAAACTTTTGTGTTTCTTCGTATGTATCTTCATATTTTTCTAATTTTTGAAGAAGATTATAAACTACATATAATAATGTAAGTATAAGTAATGTAAGTATTGTATATATCATATTAAACTATTTCGTATCCTTCTAAAAAATATTTATTTGCATTTTTGTATTTAACTTCAACCATTTCTCCTTCTTTTGATTTCATTACAATTTTTTCATTTCTACCAAAGTCTACCTTTTTTACTACCTGTGTATTATATACTCTATCTTTAATTGTAAATCCGTCTAAATGGTCAATTTCATGTTGAACAATAACTGTCATCATTGTTTCTTTTGATATTGATTCATTTGCTTTATCACCTTCTGGATTAATTTCAAATGTTAATTCACCAAAATTATCCGTATCAATTACGACTTTACAAGCTCTAATAGTTCTTGTTGGTTTTGAAAGTGATGAGGGAATAGATAGGCATCCTTCCATAAAAAGAAAACCTTCTTTTGATTTTTCTTTTATCATTGGATTTACTAAAAACAATTCTTCTTCTCCAAATTTAATATAACAAGCTCTCTTTTTAATTCCTAATTGAGTTGCTGATATTCCTAAACCTGGATACTCATTTAGTCCTTCTTCTAATTGTTTTCTTAACTCATCTGCTTCTTGTTGAGTTATTTCTGACTTTAATACAGGAGTTTTAAGATACTCCGTAAACTCTTTTGTTGTTAGTCCATTAGAACCTTTGTCAACTATTAATTTCATATTTTATTTTTTTAATCCGTATTTAATCCACTTATACCAAACTCTTTCGTGAATATAGTATTGTATGGGTTTATAAATCAATTCTACTACTCCAAATGCTGCTCCAACTTTAATTGAACCACTTATCAACCACATTAATAAGAAACCAACTAAGGTACTTAAAATACGATATGATATGGTTTTAGCAATGTGTCTCTTTCTTTCTACTATCATAATAATGAATGGGTTATTTTTTCATATTTTTTATTCCTATCCAAAATTGAAATATTAGCGGCGTATACCACTCGTTTATTTGTTGATTTTTTATTCAATTCGGGTCTGTGTAGTATGTCAGATGAAAACATTATCATTTGGCTTTCCGTAGGTAAAAAAGAAACTTCTTTACCATTTTTTGTTTTAAAAGATATGTGGCCATCGTTACCTTCCAAATTATTGGGTATTTGAACATAATAAACAATGCTCCATTGGGGGGGTTCTTTAATGAAATCTAAATTTCCTTTACTTATGTGATCGTGAAAGTTGGTGTGGTTATTTTTATTATCACTAATATAAACCCAATCATCAAAAGAAATTAAATAATTTTCATTAAGTTTAAAATGTAATAAAACTTTTTTTAATATTTCATTTCGTATATCTGTAATATTTTTTGAAATTACTTCAATTTTGCATTGTGTTCCATTTGTAGTAGTATCATGTATTGTACGTTTAGAAACATCACAATTATATTCTAAATCTTTCACTAACATTGCATTATCAATATTTGTAATTTTTGAGTTAAAAATTGTCAAATCTTCATTAAGTTTTAATTCTTCAAACATAATTATTCTTTATCCATTTTATAAATTATTTCATCACCATTGGAGTCAATGTATTTTTGTCTAATTGCGGTTCCACTAATTTTTTCAATTTCTTTTGGTGGTTCGTGGTAAATAACTTCGTAACCAACTCCTCTACCATAGTTTACACTTTCGATATCTGGAATTATTGATAATAAAATCTTATCCCAGTTTTGTGTAAAGAAGGGTTCTTTTTGTAATTCTTGTAATACTTCTTGTGCTGATTTTGGATTGTTCTCATCTTTTTGAACATCTCTAATTGCTACCCAACAATTCTTTCCTTTCTCCAATTGTTGATTTATTAACCACTCATGTCCTTTATGCCAAGTTTGCCATCTTCCGATGAATAATGCGTATTTTTTCATATTTGTAATATACGAAAATAATTTTATAATACCAAATAATTAATAAGTTTTGATATTTTCTTCTTCATTTTTAATTTTTACCAACTCTCTAACACTTCCACCTTTTGATTTTAACCAATAATTAACTGCCTTTGGATTGTTTATCCACAAATTTCGTTTTTGCCATTGAAAATCTGGATGCATAAATTCTTCCCATTTTAATGATGGTGTTTCTTCTATATCTTCATCATTAGGTGTAGAATTTGCCACAACATCAGTAGTGTTAGTAGATGTAATTTCATTCGTTTTGTTAATCTCATTTTTTTCAGTTTCGTTAATAATATCATCTCCGTAAACCTCATATAAACCCATTTTTTGATTATTTTCAATCATTTCACCTAAAATATCTTCTCTTTTTTTCTTTTTAACATCGATTAGTCCATTAAATGCTATGATAAGTGCTACTGCCAACGGGTCAAACACTATTACAATCAAAAATATGAAGAATTTGACTACATTTTTTAGTTCTACACCAAATGCTTCAGCTACAAACCTAAAACCACCCACCTCTTTCTCTAAATCTATGTTAGAAGTCTTAATTTCGTTGATTTTTTCGTTCTCTTTAGCGTTTTGGTCTTGCAAATCACTAATTTTTTTGTTAATTTTAGCAATTTCTTTGTCTCTATTGTCTATTGAGCGCAAAAGACGAGAATTTACCTTACCACCATCAATGATTTTACCTTGGTTTTTATTAAACTCACTAATTTGTGTTGATAGTTGCGTAATTTGAATAGTATTTTGGTCAATTTTAGTAGAGTGTACCATAATTTCCCTATCTACCTGTTGTAGTTTAAGTGATTGTGCCTGAAAAGCGTTAGATAGGTAACCAAATATACCTGCAGATGTGATTAACATTAGTAATGCAACTGCAGAGACCAAATACCACTTATTAAATCCCTTAATTTCATCCCACATTTGTTTAAGATAGGTTGCAGTTACTAATTTAGCAAACTCCAAAGCACCGGCCATTACCATTACTGCGGTTGATGCTCCACTAAATAGAACACCCAATCCGGTAACCGAAAAGAACGCTGCACAACCGGCTATAATTAGTGCAGAAAATCCGACTAAATATTTAAGCCAATTCATTTATCTATTTATTCTTGTTAATTCGGAAACACGCTCTATTATTTTTCTTGCATCTTCCAATGTAGTATGAGCTTCTGATGGTGATAGTTGTTGTGCACCTGAAATTCCGTTTTGTAAAATCCTTAACTTGCCGTCTAAAGATTCCAATAACATTTGTATTTTTTCGTTGTATATCATAATAATAAATATTTGTTTATAATAAAAAAGGTAGAAGTGTTTAAACTCCTACCTTTGTAATATACGAAAAATAACTGAATTAACCAACTTTCGGGGTTAATTTTTTTGGTTTGGACTCTTCTTTTCTTTCGATGGTAATTAAGAGAATACCATGTTTAATCTCAGCTTTTGCTTTTCTACCATCAAAGTTTTTACCTACTTGAACTCTTTCTTCAATATCCGAAACCAATTGATTAAAAGGATTTTCTTTATCCTCTTGTGTCTTTTTAGCTTTGATTTCAATTTTGTCCTCAAAGCAATTAATTTCAATATCTTTTGGGTCATGCCCTAATACTGATAAGGCAAGGATTGCAGCTTCATCTTTAATATCTACTGCGAATTTGTTTTGAACATAAGTCGTTCTTTGTTTTGGTTGTTCGATTGGAAAAAATTCATCGAATAACTTACTGTAATCAATCATGTACATAATATAAATGTTTTTTGTTAATAATATTCTATATAGTCCAAATACTATACCATCCCTTATTTTGTAACAAAGTTATAACAAAAATACCCTAACTTTGTTACAAATCGGAAATAATGTCATTAAAGTAAGTTATCTTGTCTTTCTATTACAGTAGACATCCAATCTGCCCAATGTAGAATATATTGAATTTTATATTTTGGAGCTTTTGCACCATTATGACCAGTTAAATATTTTTGATTATCTTCGTCAAACATACCATCCGTTAACTTGATACCAAAATATTCCTTTTCATTATAACTTATACCATATTGATTTAAAGTAAAGAAAGTTCTATCAGTTAAGGTCATATAAGTAATCTTATCATTTGATTTGAATAATTTACCTTGATTTTTAATTTGCCATTCATTATCATTTGGAATATAATGCATTTCACCTATAATACCCAATTTACCTAAATCGTGATGTAGTGCACAAAATATTAATTCTTCATCGGTAAAATCTATAATACCACCTTGTGCAACAAACAATTCTTTCATCTTCATAGAATTCTTACATACATTAAAGATGTGGTCTATATACCCACCTATATATGCGTTATGATAGTGTTTTGAGCCAGATGCGGCAGATAGTGTAAGATTAACACCCAATTCTTCTTCGGAATACATATGGAGTATTTTCTCCAATCTATCTCCTTTAAAGTATTTCTTAATTATACCTATAAATCGGTCATAATTTGCTTTTAATTCTTGTTCTGTCTTTTGTTTCATAATTTAGAGTTTAATTGTTTATAATACTCTAATATACGACAAATATTTGACATTACCAAATTTATATTAATTTATTTGTTTTTATTAAGTTTTTTGTCGATTCCAAATATTCAGGATGTTTATGAATAATGAACTCATATAGTTTTTTTGCATAAAATTCTTGATGTAATTTTCCAGGATGTTGTGCATCCGTTCCTCTATCCAAAAGATATCGTTCAGGTCCATCTTTAAATATGTTAAATCCATTTGTATACCCTTTATCTATTATATTTTCGTCTTGATAATCGTTGTCTACAAATGAATTGTCCCAAATCCAATTACATTTTTTTGATTCTAAAAAATACTTTATTAATAAATGATTTTTATACCAATTTACTATATTTTCGTGATTGGTTTGTGCCGTTAATATATGATTGTGTATATTCCTACCTTCATTTGTTTTAATAAAATATTCACCTAATGGATGTGTTCCTATAAATGGATTGATGTTACAATTATCATCATAATATTCTCTTCGATTTGTGGCTGGATATAAAATAATTACTAAATCAGGTTTTATTAAGTCAAAAAAAGTCAATAAACATCTTGTTAAAAAATCACCACTTCTACCACCTACACCAAAATTCATATCAACGGAATTAGGTATTAATTTCGAAAGTCTATTAGGCCAAGTTTCATTGTTTTGAACTCCAACCCCCTCTGTAAGAGAACAACCTAAACTCATAATCTTATATCCACCTTTATTTATACTTTCACCTCTAAAACCCAATTCATTAAAATCATATCTACATTTTAATTTTGTAATTTCATCTTCTACCTCAAAAGATTTATTTTTTTTTTCTTCTAGCTTATAATAAGATGAAATATCAAATTCATTTTCTGTCCAATATTTTAAGGGATTTTCCATTTTTAGTTATATTATAGTTTTGGTTACATTAATTTTATAGATATTTGTATTTTCAGCAA